GCGTGAAAAAGAAGAGACTTGCCCGTAATGGAACTAATACCAAAGATAATACAATCTTCAACTTCATCGTGATGACTTTTAAGATCATAAAGATATTCTTTCCTGATTTGTGCGTACTCTGGTGGTATGTTTGCGTTTAGATATGCCATAGTTAATCATTTATTGTTCCCCAATTTTTACCAGACTCATAATCAACTTTGTTAGGGATTTCCAATTTAACAGCATTTTCCATAATCTCAACAATTTTTTTAGCTTGCTTTGGTGATTCCACAGAAATATCTAATTCATCGTGTATTTGTATGTGCGCTACAATGCCTTCTTTGTATAAATCCAACATAGATTTTTTTGTCATATCCGCTGCAGATCCTTGTATTAATTTATTAAGAGCTTTGTATGTGTATGCTCTCTTTATACCTGGACCATATTCTGCTCTTGCTTCATCAAATGGTAGGGCTTTGTGTATACCAAATTGATTTGGTTCCCACAAATGAAACCGACATAATCTACCTAGTAATGTTCTGATTTGACCTCTTCGTTGTGCTCTGTTGGAAACAGAGTTCATAAGTGATTTTACAAATGGAACCCTGCTATGATAGATATTAAATAATTCTTCTGCTTTATCTTTGCTAACACCCAACTCTGCCTGTAGTTTTGCTTTACCCATACCATAAAAAAGACCCAAATTGATCGTCTTAGCAGCCGTCCTTGGTATGCTTGCCATTTTTGCTACGATAGTATGAAAGTCTGCATCACCCTCATCATAAGCTTCTTTAACACCAAACACACTCGTGTCTTGATCTAGGGATGCATAGTGAACTACAAGTCTTGGTTCTTGTTGACTGTAGTCAAAGCATCCCCACTCGCAACCTGATTCTGGTAAAAATAGGGATCGAATCAGTGGACCTAGGTCTTTATTACGAGCAGGAATCTGTTGTAGGTTAGGATTGGAATATGAAAATCTACCAGTGACAGTGCCACCCTGGTCAGATCTTATCTGATTAATATCTGCGTGTATCCTACCTTTATGTTCATATTTTATTATCGTATCAATAAAAGTTGTGTGTGCCTTGTTTATCTCTCTAGCTTTTGCTATGTTTTTAACAAGAGGATGTGTATGATTAGACAAAAAGTTTTTAGTAAAGGATGGTGCCTGTGTTTTTGCAGTTCTTTCGTAAGGTAAGTTTAGTTTGTCAAAAACTTTGGCAATCGATCTTGCTGCCCATATTTGACATTCTACTCCTGTCTCTTTTGTTACTTCTAATAATAATTGTTTTTCTTCTGTACTTAATTGTTGTTTCAATTTATGAGCGGATTCGGTATCGACACGTACCCCTTTGAATCTCATATCAACTAGACACGGAAACAAATCAGTTTCTAGATTAAAGATAGATCCCAGATCCTGGTCGCTTAATTCTTTTTGCATCACTCTCCATAAAAAATAGGTCAACTCTGCATCCCTTTTTGCGTAATTACCCACGTATAATGCGGGTAATTTCCACATATCTGCTTTGGGATCTAGGCCCCATTCTTGTGCTGCATTGTTTAATTCAGTCTCATTTTTACCTTGGCCGACATAATCCCAACCTAAACTATTAAGATCGTATCTATATCTATTTTCATTTACTAATGATGCAGCTATCATTGTGTCATAAATCCTACCATTTAATTTAAAACCCATAGATCTTATCCAACACACATCGTACATTGCGTTATGAAAAATTTTATCTGCTGTTGATTCACAAATATCTTTAAACCATTTCATAACTAAATCTTTATCAAGATTACCACCACCTTCGTGATCAAATGGAAAGTATTCAGAGTAGCCATCTGTGGCAACAGCTATCCCAACTACTTTACCTCTGCCAATTACAGAACCTGTCCCTAATTTTTTTAAGTCTGGATCGTAAGTTTCTAAGTCAATCACTATCTCATCACAGTGTCGAAGATCTGGAAATTCTGTAGGTTTGACCCACTCTGTCTGAGCTTTAAATATCATTTGTAATCTCTTTCAATTATCATTTCTATAAAGTGTATTGCTTTCAATAAATCTTGTTTCTTTCCCTTATCACGATGTCTAATTATATATTTTATAGCACATCCTTCCGGGTATAACAACTCGTTCTCAACCACAAACTTGCTCGGCTGTATCTTATACTTTTGATAATGTGAACCTCCGTGCTGCTTATTCCATACTTTACTCATACTATGAACTCCTTTTGTTTATTTTTACATTTTACTAAATATAAATTTTGTATTGCTCTTGTTACACCAACATACCAAACTCGATATTCTTCATCTTGTTTCCACACAGATTTGTTAGCAGCCCTCATAGTGTTTATCGTTTGATTTAAAAATAAAACTACGTTTGTGGCTTCACCACCTTTTGCGCTGTGAATTGTGGAAATTTTTATTCTAGGTGATTTAGATAGATCCTCTCCATTAATTATCATTTTAAAAACATAATCAATTTTTTCTTGTGATACATTTGTGAAAGCGTCATACCATTTTAAAGATTTATTTGGTTTACCTTTTATTTTTTCAAGGAGTCTTTGTAGTTGCACCTCTGCTATCTCCTCACCTTTTCTAAATTTATCCCAGTTTAAAATGTCATCATAAAATTTTTTAGAAATACTTTGTCCATCTTTAGTTTCAAAAAAGAAACCTTTGTTTTTTAAAATTAAAGGAACTTGTTTTAATAATGGATTTGTTCTTGCAAGTATTAACCAATCTCCCTCACCCATATTTATTTCTTTAAAATCATACACGTCTAATACTTGTCCGTTTAATTGTCTTGGAAGGTAGTCTTTTTCTAATCTATTATCTTTAACTCTAGATATTATAGATAAAGCTTTTTGTTGTACAGTTTTTGGAACTCTTACTGATTGTTTTAATGGCATCTCTGTTGCATCCCAGTCTATAAACGAATCTACATCAGCCCCTGCCCAGCCAAATATTGCTTGATCATCATCTCCAGCTATCCACACATCACAACCATTATCTTTCTCTATTTTTTCTATCATATCCCACTGTATTTTTGATAGATCCTGTGCCTCGTCTATAAATATTACATCTAATTTATTTTGTATGCTGCCTTTTTCTAAAAATTTTTCTAACATATCTGTGAAATCTATAAGTTCGTAAACTTTTTTATACTGATTAATGGCAATATCTATAGCTTCTAATTTATCTCTTTCTACTTTGCCTAAGTGTTCGTTTAAATCTAACTGCTCTAGTGGTTTTATTCTTTTTACCCTAGCTAGATTAATTAATGTTAGATACTCACTGTCTGATGTAAATACACCATTCCAGGCATTTTTTTCGTAAAATGCATACTTAATTTGTATACCAGATGTTTCACCAATAACTTTGTAATTTAATTCATCCATTACGTTTTCCTCTTTTAATCCTAAATTATTAAATGCAAGAGAATGTAAAGTTTGAAAATATTTAATATCTTTTTTAGTTAAGTTTGGTCTTAATTCTAAAAATCTGTCTCTAGCTTCTTCTGATGCTTTTTTTGTAAATGCAAAATAGCCTATCCTATCTAGTGATATACCGGTATCTAAATATAATTTAACTTTATCTAATAATGTTTTAGTTTTCCCTGTGCCTGGTGGTCCTACAACTTTATATCTCATTAATAGTTATCAGCCTTTCTATCTGTTGGTTTATATTCAATCTTATCCACGTGCAGCTGTTCTAGTCTACAAACCTTAATTGTTTTGCCATCTACTTTTAGTGAGTAATTAAACTCTACATTAAATTTTTCTTTTAATTTCTGTCCTATTTTTTCTTTGGATATTTTCCAATCGCTACCTAGATGTGTTAAAAAAGATTGATATTGAAAGTAGTGATAACCGTTCTCTGTTAAACACGACCCCAGTCTTATCTGCATTCTTTTACTAGCTTGTGGACCATTAACACAATATTGAAACAATTCGTTTTCTAATATATCATCCGTGCTTGTGCCCTCTGGTGGTTTAATATTTTGACAATTCTTTCTCCAGTCATTTAGTTTAGCTCGCCAATCTTTTGGTTTAATAGGTTCAAAATATATTCCTGTTTGCTCCCAGATTAAATTTAAAACTTCTTTTTGTGTGGTCATTAATTTTAGATTGGGTATAACAACTTCTATCTTATCATCGTTAGGCATAACAACATTAAATCTATATTCTGGTTGTTCGTACTGTATGATTTGAAAATCTGTAATGTCTGGAAATACATTTATACTATCTGATTTTACACCGAATGGTCTTGAGTAACAAAGACTACGCATACAGTTATCTTTGATTGGATCTTCATAACAAGTGTGTCCTGCTGTATCTTTAGTCCAAGCGTTTATTTTATTATCTAGTTTTGCTTTGTCCCACGGTTGTTGTAAGTATTCGTAGTTTGCTTTTGATACAAAGTCTGCCCATTTATCTTTGTATTTCTTTTTTGCAAAGACCATATAATTGTACATAAATCTATCTCTACCATCGTCTAATTTAGATTTAGAACATAAAGCTAGGCAAGGTGGTCCATCATTAAACTCCGGATTTGTGCCAACTAAAATATTTCTATGTGTTTCATCAACTAGGAAGTCTAATTTTGTTTTATTTGTTTTTGATCTGTTAGCAAAACCAACAAACTGTTCTAATGAAAGTTTATTATTATCTTTATCAACTGCGTATCTTTGTGTGTCACTATTATTATAGTATGGTAAATTAATAAAGTTACCTGGTTTTACGTTGCCTTTGTCATCTTTCTTTAGTTCTTTCTGCTTTGGAAAAATTTCTGTGGTAGGTTTTAATCCCAGAGGCAGAAGAAAAGATTTTAATGCCTCTATTAAATCCGTTGTTGGTATTGGTTCCTCCAAGAACAGATAGCAATGTAGTCCACCACTTTTTGATAGTAATGGTACAATAGGGAGTTTGTATTGTTGAAATAATGCTAAATATTTTTCTGTTTTAAAATCTTTGTAATTTTTTGGATCTATATCAATACAGCCAAATTGTGCAGTGCCATCTAATCTACAAGGTTGTATACCTATTGATATCTTTCCGTTTATGTGATTCTCGTAGTCTTTTGCTGTAACAGGTCGACCAGACCATTCATAATCAGGTTTTAATTTGTTTTTTTCAGAGTCTAGTGTAGCTTTGGACATATCGGCGATACCGAAGTCCCCATCATATCCAGAAAATAATTTTATAAACTCATTTACCATAAAGATCCCTTGTAAGGCCGGTTCCAGTCTCCCATCCCCGGCCTCATTTTTCCTAGCTAGAAACTAGTAATTAGCTTTATCCTCTGAAACTGTGGCAGTTTTTTGCTGCGCGTTTTTCAATGAGTTATAAAAATCACGGGCCATTTGGTATAGTCCAACGTCATCAACTTTCTTTACCATAGTTATATTATAACCGTGCCAACTAAAGTTGCTGCCTGCATTCTCTACAGATTTAAGTCTGTATACTCTTGAGAACATAGGTGCTGGAATAGACTTGCCAGTTTTTGGATCTGTCTCAAATTGATCTTCCATCAAAGAGTTCCATCCTCTGCTGACCTTTAACTGAGTAGACTTCATAGTCATCAAAGCCTTCTCAGGTCTTTCACCGTTTATAATAACAAAGTGATTAGCTGTCTTGATAATCTCATTACCATTTGACAACACGTCTTTGTTACTATTGTTTTGAGTAGTCTCTTTTAAAATTTCAGGACCCCTATCATTACTAATAGGTCTGCCCTCTCTTCTTTCAAAAGGTGCCCACTCTGGGTAAGTCATTTTGTAGAATACAGGTATAACCTCTATTCCTTTCTCACCATCGTACAGTTTTTTCGTGACTGTATTGTAAAACATACCAGCTTCTGCCCCATCGACATACTTGGCGTGTTTCTTTTTTGTTTCGTCCGAACCACTTTGTAATAGTTTTAAGAAAGGTAAGGCTAGATCACCTTTATCCATATTCTCTAGACCCATTCCTGAGTCTGCTACAAAGTCAAGTTTTGCAAGTGCTCCACTTTGTTTTGTCGTAACGTTTCCTGTTTCTTCGCTCATATTATTTGCTCCTTGTTATTTTTGTTTTGTTTCCCTTAAACAGATTAAAGTGTTCAGAGGGCAACTCCTGATTATTTTCAGAGCGCTCTCTGAACAACGCTTTGAGTGTCATAGGTTCGACTTTCAACTTTTGTGTTGGTTCCAAACCTTGACCTCGTGCAAGGTCAGCATATTCTGCCGCCTTGTTGTCTTCGCCACGACCAAAGGAAACAGTAACCTCATTTTTAATAAGATCACCCAGGCCGTGCTCTCGAAGCCAGTTAAACGCGCCATCTTTTTTATCTAATGGTATTGTGGCGCTATAAACCTCTTTTACTTCTATTGCAGATCCATCAGCAAGTTTCATTGTTTTTAATTTTAATGCTCGCATAATCTCTGGTATTGCAACGTTAGAAATCTTGTCTGCTTTTTCTTTTTTTAATTTTAATCTTTCTTCATCGTTTTCTATTTCGTCCTCTAGTTTTTGTAATTCTATAACTAGTGTTGAAAGATTATTTACACCTGTAAGATTATCTACATCTTGTGGTGCATCTTCTATAAACATTTTTTGTAAATCGTTATCCATCTATGTCTCCTTTCTCGTATAAATTAATTTCTATTGGATAGTATTTTCTTTCTTGTTTGTCCCACTTTAATACTTTGTATTTTCCATTTGTTATATCAGATACAATAGAACACGCTACACCTATTATTGCAGGATCTCCAGTAAGTAGTAAATAATCTTGTGGTGTATATTCCCTTAATCCTTGCCTTAATTTCATAATTAGTGGACCAGGTGAAAATATTATTTGAGATAATTCTGGTAATAAAAATTTAAACACACCATATTCAGCTGCACCTAAAATGTTAATTTTTGGCTTGCCTTCTTTAGTA